AAGGCGAGAGAAGGTCACGCACGTCAGGGTCTACAGCACGTACCTGAATAGCCATATCTCCGAAACCGACGACTCCTAGAGCCGCGTTATAGCGACCAAAGCCGCGAATCGAGAGCAGTAGGCAGGCTTCGCGAACGTCGTTCGGTATCGAAGGGAAACCGAAAGTTCCTGTTAGTTCGATAGTAGGACGCGGCGGTTGGTAGAGAAACGGAAAGGATTTCGCGCCTTGTGCCGTAATGCGCGTGTACGGTCTTCCCTGAAGAGCGACGTCCGTTGGCTCTAGGTAGTAATCGGAGGCACTCCACGTCGTCGCAAACGTACCGTCACCTGCGGTATCCGTCTTTAAGACGAGTCCATTAGCGGTAGCGAGGTCAGGAATCCCAACGGAGAACTCGTCTACGGGAAATAACTTAATCGTCTTCGTTGTCTGATAGAAGAAGCGTCCGCAATAGCCGTCGATACGACGCGACGCGCCTTCTACTGCTTTCTCTAGAAGAGTATCGTCCGCGTTATCCGTAAGACGCAGAACTGCTTTAACTTCCGTAAGCGTACAGTAGCCGTTAGTTATAGCCACTAATCGCCTCGTTTCTTAACGCGCTTCCTTACCGCTCTCTCGACGACAGGAGTATTCGTAGCCGTTTCTTCGACTTCGATTCCATAGGCACGAAGAGCCGCGTCTACTTGCGCGATACGCGCCTTAAGACCACGACGAACGTACCCTTCGCGTTCTAGAAGAAGTGCGGCTACTGCTCTCTGATTACTCATACGTTCCTTTCGAAGTAGTAGAGCCTGACGGCGTTCTACTCGCCGCCAGACTCTACAACTTTACGACGTTAGAACGTCGGTGTGACCAGACCAGTTCCGCCGACGAGCGCGAAAGCGTTCGGGTAGCGAGCGGCGGTATAGGCGCTGTAGCCATAGACCACCATAGTCACGTCGAGTTCCGCCGCCTTCGGCTGTTCGAAGCGGAGCATCATCGGTGCGCCGTCGCCCATTTCCCAAAGGTGTGCTTCCTGCGAGTTACCGACGATAATGACGTCCTCGTTCGAGCCTGTACCGTTCGCGATAGTTACGTTGGCGTCGGTAAGTACGGGGAATCCAGCAATGCTGTAACCGCTATTTCCGTAGACGACGCCGCCGTTACCGACGACAGGTGCGTTCGTTGGACCGTTCGCGGCAGGAACGGCGAGCGGACGCTGAGTGGAATCCACAGCCGACAAAATCCAAGCCAAACGGCGCGGGTGCATAAGGATAAAGTTTGGACCTCCGAAGAAGTTCGTCTGAATCCTCTGAACACAGTCGAGAAGTTTTGGATAAAGTTCACCAACCGTAGGCGACGCGTCGGTGTAGGTAACGACCTGAGTAATCGCGTTGGTCGTCGAGGTCACGATGGTCTCGTCCAACTTCGTGTGGTAAGCCGAAACGAGGTCAGCCATAACGAGCGAGTCGATATTGGTACCGCGCTCCAAAGCCTGACGTGAAACGTTCTGCTGACCAGCGATAGTGACCACCGAAACGTCCAACTTCGTATCGTCCATATTCGTCTCTTGAACGGCGGCGCCTTCGCTCTGGCTTGCGACGGCGGTTCCAGTCGTGACTCGCGAAATCGAAATGGTCAAACCTTCGGCTGGAAGTTCGTGCTTACGTGCGATATCTGCGAACGGACGACCAGCACGTGCGAACGGAGCCGCCAGTTCGGTCAGGAACTGCGGAACGACCAAGCCTGCGAAGTTCGCAGAGGTTACGTCGCGGCGCTCGATACGCTCCTCGTTCATATGGCGCGAGAGGCGCTCCTTAGCGGCGAAATCGTTATGGAACTGCGCGGCGAAGGCGTCCGAGACGAACGAGTTCTTCGAGTGCTTCGAGTAGGTGCGCTCTTCGTGCTTCACGCGAGCAGGAGCCGTAGCCTCTGCGATTCCGTTCGACTTGCGAAGTTCTGCGGCTTCTGCCGAGCGCTTCTCCAGTTCGACGTGCTTCGAAATCTGCTCGTCGAGCGAGCGAACCTCGTCGAGAATCGCGGTAACTTCCGCGTCCTCTTCGGTGCTCAGGTCGCGAGCGTCGTTCTTCGCGCCTTCGATAAGTGCGTCAGCCTTTGCGAGAGCGGCGGAACGCTTTTCGGTGAGTGTCTCTGAATACTTCATAGTGAGGAATCCTCCGTAGTTGTAGGGAATTTTCTTCAGTGAAGTATTCGAGTGCGAGTATCGCGGCTCTACTTCGGCTGACTGATTCGCGCTCTCGCTACTTCTTTCGAACGTAGACGAGTGAACGAACTTGGCTCAATGTTAGTCGTTTCGTTAGCGGTTCGCAACTCAGCCACCGTGCTTTCGTAGGCAGGGTAGGTCACTACGGAAACGTCGTACAACTGAACCTCGCGGAGTTCGCGAACCGTCCTATCGGAGTTCCACGAATCCTTAATAGTCCTAAAGGCGAAACTCATCTGGGAGAGGTCGCCGCGCTTTAGAGCACTCATAACGCGAGCGGCGTCAGGATTAGACGGGTCTAGGTTGGCTTCGACGCGTAGACCACGCTCGTCTTCCTGAAGGCTGAGAGTTCCTGACTTCGTACGAGCGAGCGGCACTCCTTCGTGGTCGATAAGAAGGCGAACGTCTGCGCCGTCCTTAATCGTCTTCGTAAACGCGCCGCGCTTAACGTATTCGACGAAGGGCATTGGCTCCGAAGGAGAATCGAAGACGGACGCGTAGCCGACGAGAGTAGAACCTTCACCTTCTGCTCGAAGTTCGAGATTCGTATACGCGACGGAGCGGTTCTCGTTATCGGATTTACTTACCCAACGTACTTCGATTTCGTTCGTCGCCATAGAATCGTCTCTTTCTTTAATTGCCTCGTCTATCCACTTTAGATTTCTTTCGTCGAGTTTCGCTACTACGCGTTCCGCATAGGACTGAGCACGGCGAGCGCTCTCCTTCGAAGAGCCGCCTCCCCAGAGGAGCATTGCGACAAGTCCAGCCGTAATCTCGTCTTCGTCTACCGCGTCGAGGTCTACGATATGCCGCGCTATCCAAGGCGCTATTTTCCGCCACTTACGTTCGGTAATCGTTCCAGCCGCCATAGCGCGAGCGTCCTCTACCGTCTGCGGCTTTAATCCGTCTCCCGAATATCCTTCTTCGTGTAAACGAAGTCCTCTACGAGCAGATTCGCGCATAAACTCAGGAGCGGAGATATCGACGGCGCGAGATTCGTACTCCATAGGCTCCTCTTCTGGCTCTGATTCGAGCGGAATCGGTTCCGAAGTAGGTTCCTCTTCTAGTCCTTTAATCAGTCTTTCGGAGATAATCCAGAACTTACAGATACCTTCTGGCGCGATATCTCCAGCGACGATTTCGCAGGCTCGACCACCTTCGTAGAAGACGCAATTCGCGCAAACTAAACCTTCGTCGTCAAACGGAGATTCTTCGACGTAGTGCGCTCCTTTCGCTCCTGCTCCCTTATCGAATAGCCCGAACTCTTCCGTAATGCCCTCTAGGACGTCGTAAAGAACAGTCTGGAAAGGCGTTAAACCTTCCTCGCCGTTCCTCTCCTCCTCGTCGTCGTCTTCCTCGTCCTCGTATACGGCTTCGAGTGCCGCGTAGTGAGCCTGAGCCTCTTCGAGCGTCGGGTGGCAACCGCCGTCAATAGGCGTCCTTTCGCCTTCTTTCACGACGGCGTAACCGCTACACCCTTCAGCGTTAGAAAGAATCTCGTACGGCATATCAGTCTACGTCTGGCGTCATAACGCGAACGTCTACCGTATCTGAAACGACGACGGCGTAAATAGTTTCTTTAGAAGGAACTTCGAACTCGATAGGACTCGTATGTTTTTCCGTCTCTAAACCTGTAGACGTAGTAACCGAAGAATTACCGAGATAGACGGAGGTGTTACCAGTTACGTGGATATACACCTTACGGTACTTATCGTCGGCGGCTACGAGAAGCGTCGGAGTAGTTCCAACGGTGACGGCTACGGATTTCATTGAGGCGGCTCCGCGTCGGTTCCGATATCAGCAGTAGCGGCAACGTCAGAAACAGGAAGCGCCATAACGAACTTATCGCCGCCTTCGAACGGTTCTTTATTTTCGATAGCGCGAGCCTCGTTCGGTGTAAGAGTTCCCGAACTAATCTGAATCTGTTGAGCACGAACGCGAGTTAGCAAGTCAGCGCGTTGGAATTCGTCCGTATTAAAACGAACCTTCTGACCTAGCGGAAGCATTTCCGAAAGTGCGTCCTCAACTCGACGGAGCCACGGGAGCAACGTATAGCGCACGAAGTTAATACCTGCGCTTTCTACGTTCTGATACGTCTGCGAATCTCCGCCGCTTCCGTTAATCATATGGAGCGGAATTCGATACGCTCTCGCGATATCGCGAACGAGTGCTTCGCGGTGTCCGAGCATTTCCATATCTGCGGCGCTCGTAAGAATCGGACGCCACTTTAAACCGCTCGTAAGAACGGCAGGACGACGGTGTTTATAGTGAGAGTCTTCCCACTGCTGACGGATTAGTTCCGCCTGTTCCTTAGTAAGAGCCGTATCCGTTTCGAGAACGCTCGAAGGAGTAGCGCCTTCGCCGTAGAACTGCGAAAGAAATCTATCCATAGCGATACTCATACCGATAGTGTTCCGAAGTGCCTCTAGAGGCGAGATAGAACGGCGCTGATTCGGTAGGCGTAGCCAATGGATAGCGCGAATTTCGCCGTCGAGATACTCGCGCTGATTTATTTTATAGAACTCGTTTCCTTCGTCGTCGAGCACTACCGCGACTTTATGGGGGTGGATATTCCGCATTTCTAGCGGCAATTCTCCAGCGCGGCGAGGCGCGTAGACGTAATCCGTTCCGTGAAGCGCGAGCGTTACGACCATTTGGTGAACGAACTCAAACATAGTCTGTTCGCTATTCGGACGAATAAGAACCGAAGGCGTAGGAAGTTTTTCGATACGTCCGCCTCTATCGCGAGTAAGTTCGAGTGGCATAGACGCAACCGAATCCGCGATAAGAGTTACCGACGCGAGCACGGCGGAGACGGCGAACGCCGAAGTCTCCGTAACGATTTCCCCTGAATAGTTTGGGAAATACGGACGCGCAGAAATCTGATACGGGTCGATACTCGTAGGAAGAGCACGTTCCTCACGCTTTTTCCAAAGACTCACGCCAGAATTCCTCCGAGAACGATAAGCAGTACGCCGCTAGTAATAACCGCCGCAGGAATAGAGAACGCTCCTACGCCGAGGACTACAAGTATGCCACCTAAAACTTCGGCTGTCGTGGTAAGTATGTTTCTCATTTCCATATGTCCATAATCGTAGGCGCTTCTATGATACGCGTCTTGGTAGTCGCTCTATCGAGAGCCATAACGAGCGCTATCGCCGCGTCGATTTTTCTTCGACTCTTTCCCTTCGAGAGGCGCCAGCCGTTATCGGTCATACGTTGTGCCGCCGATAGAACTTGGTCAGTAAACGTCGGAGAGCCGTCGTGGGCTATCTTCCCGTTTACGATTAACTCGTAAGCGTTACCGCAGGCAGGAACGAGACGCGAAGACGTCTGCGGATACTCGACCATAGGTAAACCGTCGTCCGAAAGTGCTTCCGCCGAACGCTGAAAGTACGCAGGGTCGTAAACGAATTCCCTAACTTCGTAAGTCGTATGGAGTTCCCGTAGGTAGTGCTCTACCGCCGCGATATCTACGCCTTCGTCCTGCGGTTGCCAAATCTTCGCGCTAACGACTATTCGCG